GAGAACACACGTGCGGAGTTTTGTGGTTTGGGTCGTTGTTCCTGTGAACGCTATTCCTATGAGGGTATAGTGTCCCGTCGACGTAAGATTCAAGGTAAGATCTTCGATGCGTGAATTAGATCCCATCGTCAGAAGAGTCGTGTTGCCTATGACGTTCGTCATTTGAATCACAGATGACTGGACGTTGATCCCTCGCATAGATACACCGTCAGGCATCACAATAGGTGAAGATAAATCGTAGATTCCAGGAAGAACCCAAATGACCTGGTTTGTGTTTGGTACCGCAGAATTCACAGCGGCATTCACGGTCTTATACGGCAACCCCCCAACGCCTGCCGTAGCATCATTGCCGTTCACGGCGTCGACCACTAGAACGTTACCGAGTTTCGGAGACTGGGCGACTGCACAGTTGAGAACGGGGTAATACGGTCCAAGAATAGCGCGGGACTTTAAAAATCGTGTAATATCACTCGAAGATTGCCTGGACATTATTATTATTATATACTTTTTTTAGTGTTTGCGACGGCGTATTTGCCGCCCCCCACGTTTGATTTGAAAGTGACTTTATCTTCGATAGCAGGGTTGATGCTGCCGACCTTGCCTTCTCGGTCGCGCTACTCCGAACAACGAACTTACTCGTTATTGGGAAAGAAGGGGCATTATACTCGGATCAAACGCGAACGATGACATTATGTTAATGTTAATGCTCTATAAAAAGAACACCCTCACCTTGCGGGACCTTCTCGGCAAACAGATAGGCACTTCCAAATTTGTCTATCTGCTTGCGCGGAACCGCCGTATCCTTACAGTACTTTGCAATGGCCTTGTATAGATGGAACCCCCTGTAACGCTCGTGGTAATCCTCGTCGTTCGGATTACGGAAGAGAACGGATGTTCCGTCGGGCAGGGTCAACCATCGAATGAGGATTTCGTACAGAGGATTGCCATTGAGTTGCTTCGACGGTCCATCAGGGAAACAATCCCAGAAGATGGAGGTCGCTAGACGCACGAGATCGAAGGACGCATTGGGCTTTATTTCGGGGTACTTGGAGTTGTAAAAGGGATCCACGTTGTATTGTCCTCCTGCCTCCTCGTCAAGCTGGAACTGGTCCGACATGAAAAACTTGGACTCGCGCATCTTGGCCAACTTCACGGAAAAGGTGGCACGGTCAAAGTCGATGATCTTGATCAGCTTTCCAAATGTCGGAACGCGATACGTCTTCCCCCCGACATTGTAGTAGAGGTACTCGCGCGGGGTGTTTACATACATCACATTCATCACATGAAGATCGTTGTGAACCAATCCAAACGTACGCTGTGCAAATGTGAGTGCAAAAATGATCTGGGCCAGCCATGCACATCGCTTATTCAGCTCGGGATTCTCCTTGAACAGTTTGTACATCGTTCCGTCACACGCCTCCATGACAGTCACCTGCACAGGGCAGTCCTGGAACATGGCATATGCGAATCCCTCCTCTTCATCGGGCTCTCCGAATCCAGCGATATCCTCGTCATCATCCTCATCTTCTTCCTCCTCGCCGTCGTCCTCCGAGTCGGTGGAGCAGGAGTGGATCTCGAAAATGTAATCAGTAGAACAATTGGACTCTGCATCATCGCCCCCGCTTTCGCCCTCGTGATCTGCATCGTACTCTTCGATGCCCGCCACTGCCGTGGGAATATCGGGCGCGTCAATATCTTGGGCACCCAGATCAATCTGTTCGTTTTCTGTGGGATCGCTGAGTTTGAGTGCAGGCACATCTGGCTTGCGAAGGCGCAGGTCAAAGAAATGCCCAATATTCCCAGAGAACCACGGGCGATCACACAGATCCTCATAGTCGTCCGATATGTCCTCCACGTGTTTCTCTTCGATCCCCGAAAAGACACCGTACACGGTAGGAAAATGCTGGCACTCAGACTCGGATAGTACGAGACATGCGAGGGACCCAACATATGCTGCGTTGTGCGCCGACTGAAGAGGGAGGGGGGTGCTCAAGACATCCTCCCTGTTCGGCAGACCCGTTGTGGCGAATTCTCCCCGCATGACGCGGTAGGACGGGTATAACATCGTCTTCTTGAGATGCACGCGGACCTCGCGCCCCCCCGAGAAAATGGTGTTTTCTCCGGTAACCGTCTGAATAGGATTGCGCGCCCGTATGCCGTAGTGGTAGGGCATGCGAACTGTATCCAACTTGAAGAGCTTCTCAATCGAAGGAAAGAACGGCTGGATGCGCCGAAGACCCCAGTGCTTCTGGGCCTGCTCCTGAAGACCTTGTATGTTGGAATACTTATGCATTTCCAATGGAACAACGTTTGTTCGAAGATCGGGGACTGGCTTTGGCATTATACCTTATTGAGGAATCCAGCGCTTATTTTTTTACGCTGTTCGGCACTGTATTTAAGAGTTCCATCCAGGACAGAACCCTCGGCGGGGAACACAAGGTCGAACGTAGACCCCAGCGCACGGTGAAAAATGTACTTGAGCTTCTCCCCGAGATCATCTAGGAAAATGAAGATGGTGAACATGAAAAAGAGACCGGACGTATATGAATCAATGAATCCTTCCAACCCCCTGCGAACTGGGATTATGGGAGCGCTCGTATTGATATGGTGCACCAACCAGAAGGCCACAACTGAAATAATGGCAATTTCAACAATCACGTCAAATAGTTGGAATAGCAAGCCCTTTAGCTCCCACTCCATACCCTGTTTATTTTCGGGATCGTAGACGTCAAATGTATAGTATAGCACGAATGATAGTATGGCTCCGGCAGCTGCATAGAGCAGTGAGAAAATGACAATATTTGCAGTGACGGCCAGAGCATCACTTCGTTCGACGTGTCGTGTATGAATTCTGTACGCATACTTGGGCGCCATTCTCTTGTGTAGTATTAAGTGAAAAAATAGAATGTCTGCTGTTGGTTAATATGAACTTCAACATACGAAGGTTCAACATGGAGACAATAAAAGAACGGTGCGCGATCGATTCGCATAAATCTCCGATGATTCTTGTAATCGGTAAAAAAGATACCGGCAAATCCTTCTTGGTTCGCGATATTCTATTTCACACCCAAGAATGCTTCCCCATCGGAACTGTCATTTCTGGAACGGAGGTAGCCAATGAGTTCTTTCAGAACATGGTTCCATCACGCTTGATCAAGGACAAGTATAGCCCGGATATTGTCATGAACGTCATTAAACGCCAATTGACACTCAAACAGCAACGCAACCACACAAAGTCAACAACATTGGATCCGCGCGCGTTCTTGATTCTCGATGACTGCCTATATGATTCTACATGGATTCGCGAAGAGTCTACCCGATATGTCTTCATGAACGGCCGTCACGTAGATCTGGTGACCATGATTACCATGCAGTACCCACTCGGTATTACACCCAATCTCCGCACGAACGTAGATTTCGTCTTCATTCTGCGTGAGAATATCTGGGGAAACCGCAAGCGCATCTATGAAAATTACGCGGGCATGTTTCCCACGTTTGATATGTTCTGCCAGTTTATGGATCAGTGTACAGAGAATTACGAGTGCCTAGTCATTTGCAACTCCTCTGCATCCAATAAACTGGAAGATCAAGTATTTTGGTATAAAGCCAATGATCATCCGCCATTTCATCTGTGCGCAGACTCACTGTGGGTAGACAACAAACCATTTGCGTCAACAATGCTGGCATCCGATGATTATAACCCCACTGCACACCGCAAGGAGCCATCTGTATGGGTCAAGAAGGGTGGTACCTAGCTTAACTCACAAACACGTACCAGTCGTATCCCTCTTCATGCCCGGGGGGCAGGGGGGAGGCGGCTTTGTGTGCAATACCGGGTTCGTGACATGCTCGCGTCCGGTCAGGAGGCGGTGGACAACGGGGCAAAGTACGGCGAACAGCACACCGTGCACGACGGCAACGACCAGCTTAGAGCTCTTCGGGGGCAGGGTGACAAGCACACCCGGGGTCAGAGCAACGAACAGCGCAACGGTTACGAGCATGGACATGAGATGAAACATTTATATTGAACGCAGAAACGTTTACTTACTCGCGCATGCCACCCTCGGAAGGATGAATCGGCGCCTCCAGATCCTGCAACTGCTTCTGCTCCGCACGGCGCTTAGCGTTCTCGCCCTTCTGCGCCTTGATCGACTCCTCGCGCTCCTCGGCAAAGAACAGCTCGCGATTCGCCTCGTTCTCCTTGTACTTGCGCATGATCTCGTTGAGCTGGGAGTTGGCGTACTCGACGTTATCCATGAGGTGCTCGGACGGCTCCCACGGTAGCCAGCAACCCATACGGCCGATCATCAGATTGTCCTTCGGGTACTTGCGCTGGAGAACCTTGCACCACAGCTGGGCCTCCTCGTACGAGGGGAATGCACGGCGCACCTTGACACCGCGCGTGTTGCACTGGAAGCTGTTGGCCTTGTCATACACCTCCTGGAGCTCCTTCTCGTGGTTGAGGAGGAAGATCTGGTACTTCTCGGGGACGTCCGTCTTCTTCAGCTCTGCCTTGTGCGTCTTCTCGAAATCGTGAATGTCCTTCATGATATCGTCGATCTTGACAGAGTACTTGGTGGAGATGTAGCTGGCCAGCGTCTCAAGACCCTTCACCTTCCAGTCATAGTCCACCCACTGGAGGAACTTCTGGAAGAAAAAGTCCTGCTTCTTCTGGATGACCTTCTCGGGCGAGAGGAAGGACACGATGACATACCGCTGGTTGGGGAGCTCGGGGTCCTCATCGAGGTAGTCCACAATGGAACCATCATCTTCGTGAACGGGTAGCTCGACCTTCTGTTTGGTGGAGGTGCTCATTTATACTTGTCTACGCTCGCTTTGTTAAAATAGAAACGCAGAATGCATATAATTTTCTAAGCGGTAAATAATCCCAAATGCTACTGATGTCCGTGTTCGCCGCGCTCCTTTTCCTCCTCCTGACCCCGGGCGTTGTTGTCACCCTGCCCCCTCGCTCCTCAAAACTTGTGACCGCCCTCACCCACGCTGCCATATTCGGTCTGGTCTGGCACCTCACCCACAAGACGGCATGGCACTATCTGTCAGGTCGCTAGACTCATACCGTCGTATTCTTCAGAAGTAGGATGCCAGCAATAATAAAGCCGAGTCCCAAATATTGAGTCCAGTGCGCAAGGCGGTCACCTAGAACAACATAGGCAACCACACTCTCCATGATACCGGAAATACCATCCCACATGCCGTTCACATAGAGGACATTGTCAAACCGCAATGACTGAATGAGGAAATACACCACCCCGGCGTACCCTGCAATTCCATGCCATAGATAGAGCGGTCGACTGGTCTGCGCATAGAAACGGAGAGAGAAGTCTCCGTAG